CAACAATATTGTTGGCTCATCCCGGATTTTCCGGGAAGATGTTGAGAAAGCACTAATTGAATTAAGTGCTTCTCAAATCCAATCGTCCGTACCCTTGTTGGAGGGTTTGGATGGTAAGCCTATTGCTGTGGGTGAACTTCACCATAAGTCCACATTCCGCTACATTGAAGAAGGTGTGTGTACAATTTATGGCAGTTTAGAAGGATTTCGTCCAAAGAACCGATCAAAGGTTACCGACACGTATATAGCTGCGGCTGTTCGTGCTCGTGGATATCCTGTGGAGACAGGTGCACCCGAGATGCGTGGTTGGCGACCTTGGCGTAAAGGAGCTCTTGATATTGTGGGGCAAATTTTCAATGTTAGTCGAGCTGATGTTCTTGCGTGTGTTAACGCATTTGCAGCTGATGTCATTCGAGAACTACCTCCTGATCAGTTTAGAGAAATGATTGTTTTAGACAATGATGCTACTTTGAATGGACTCCCTGGTGTGAAGTTTATTGATAAAATGAACCGCAAAACATCTATGGGATTCCCGTGGCGGAAGAAGAAGAATTGTTTCCTGAGTGCTCCTTGTTTCTTTGAGGAGTGGCAAGATTATGTTAAATTTGACGATTCATTTTATGAGCGCGTTGATCGCATTATTGCCACTTATCGTAGTGGGAGACGACATATGCCAGTGTATATTCAACATCTAAAGGATGAGCCTCGTGCTCTCGAGAAGATTGTTGATGGTAATACTCGCATTTTTGGCGGTGCTCCAGCAGATTGGAGTTTTGTCATGAGAAAATATTTGTTATCATTTGTTCGAGTCGTTCAAAATAATAAGTATATTTTTGAGGCAGCTCCAGGCACAAATACCACATCGTATGAGTGGGATGAAATGTATCATTACTTGACCCAATTTGGGCCTGAAAGAATGATTGCAGGTGATTTCTCTAAGTACGATAAGCGTATGTCAGGAGTATGGATTCTGGGCGCCTTCAACTTTATTGTGCAACTATTGCGACATGCAGGCTGGCCCGAGGAGGATATTATCGTCATCCTTGGTTTAGCAGAAGATGTTGCATTTCCACTTTGTGATTTTAATGGTGATTTGGTTGAATTCTGGGGATCTAATCCCTCAGGTCACCCTTTGACTGTTATTATTAATTGCATTGCACATTCCCTATATATGAGATATGTTTGGCTCATGGTGGGATTGCTTTTGGAGTTGTTTAGGCAGTTTGTAGCTTTAATGACCTATGGAGATGATGATGTCATGAATGTGAGTTCAACTATTGTTAACTATAATCACACTATTATCCAAGAAGTTCTTGGTAAAATTGGTGTAAAGTATACAATGGCTGACAAGGAGAGTAATTCAGTTCCTTTCCTACATATGGATGATATTGTCTTCTTGCAAAGGGCATGGAGATATGATGAAGAAGTTGGAAGTCACTTAGCTGCATTGAACGAGAAATCTATCGCTAAAATGTTAACCAAGCACATACCATCAAAAGTGGTGTGTGAGGAGCAACATGCGGTGGATATTTTGCAAAATGCGCTTCGTGAGTATTTCTTCCATGGTAGAGAGATCTTTCAGGAGCACCGAAATATGTTTTTGGAGATAATTG